AAACGAAGCCAAACGGCGAAGGTTGGGAATTATTTAGAAATTTTGTAATAGCAAAAGAGAAGTTCAAGCCAGACTTTTTCCTGCATGAGAACAACAAGACAATGGCAGAAGAAATAAAGAGGGAAATAGAAACAGAATTGGGCATAAAACTACGTTATATTGATTCTTCCTTAGTATCAGCACAAGGACGAAAAAGAGTATACGGTTTTAATATTCCGGGAGTTGAAGCGCCGGCAGATAGGGGGATCTTAATTAGTGATTTAATACCGGGCGCTAAAGGTGCAGCAAAGAGAAATCAAGTAACAAAAAAAGGTGTACTGCCATTTTTGAACATACGCAAAGACGGAAAGGCAAACGCGATTGTAGCATTTCATCAAAAAAACAATTGTGGAGTAATAGTAAATGGAGAATATAGACCATTAACTGTAGAAGAAATAGAACAGTTACAGACGCTTCCTATAGGCTATACAAGCGCAGTGTCAGAATCAGCAAGAAGAAAACAATTAGGAAATTGTTGGACGGCAGAAGTAATTACGCACATTCTAAACTATTTACCGATAGATAGGGGAGAAGAATTGATAGTACTGTCTATGTATGATGGAATAGCAACCGGGCGCTATTGCTTAGAAAAGGCAGGATTTAAAAACATTAAGTATTATGCATATGAAATAGACAGGAATGCAATAAAGACAGCATTGAGTAACTACCCAGATATTATACAATGCGGCGACGCATTCCAGGTACGAGAAGATAATTGGAGACTTGAAATATAAAACACCAGGGCGGCAGTAGTCGCCCGGCGTAATGCAGCCTACCAATGGTAGCCAGTCCTAAGCCTGGATAAATGCAGAAGGCGAATACACAAGAAAGGCGGGATAAATTGAGGGATAACAACATAAAGCCAGCGGAAGCGGCGGACATTTTAGGAGTATCGCCGCAGTTTGTCCGGGTGGCTATGCAGCAAGGGAAACTAAACATAGGAATAGCTATACAGCTTCCGGGTTCTTCTTCCTGGGCGTATCAGATAAGCGAAAAGCTTTTAGCTGATTACACCGGAAAAGACATTAAGGCAGAAATAGCAGCCTTAAGAAACAAAAGATAACAGACTGTGGCAGCAGTCTTAATAAGCCCTTGTTTAGAGGTATCAAAGAATTGAGCGTGAAAGTATTTATCATTTTGGTAACAACGGCAGCATGTTTTATTTTACTGGCAGCGACAGTAATAGCGTGTAAGGTTTTAAGCCTGGTATTAAAAGGCATGAAGAAAGGAAGGGAGCGTATAAGACGAACAGCAAAGAAGAAGACCGCAGAATAGCGATTAGCAAATTCTATAGAGTGTACAGGCAAGCCCAACAGCTTAGTAGCTTGCGTATGCACAGCCACTTTAGTTTATACGAT